CTACCCGGCAGGAGATCGGTTACGTGATGGTCACCGCGTTGGACTTCGGCGTGTAGGCCGAAGCGCCATTGGTGCCGACCACCTTGGCGCGGAACTTCGTCGAGCCGGCCGTGACGCTCTTGACCTTGACCGTGGTGGAGCCGCCGGCCGAGACCACCGCACCCGGGGTGTCGAGCGTGGCTGCCGCCCAGGTGGTGCCGTCGTCGGTCGTGCTCTCTGCGGAGATGACCCACGGGTCGCCGGTACCGGTCGGGTCGGCGAAGCTGAAGCTGGCCTTCCCGGTCGTGCCCGCGGTCGCCGTCGGTGGCGTGGTCGAGATCGTCGGCACGCCACCCAATGCCGCCCAACCCTCGCCAGCGACCCAGGTCGCCTTGAGGATCGGCCGGTACTCGCCGTCGACCATGCCCATGAAGAACCCGTCGGGCAGCGGCTCGTAGGTCAGCTCGGCCGCTTCGGAGTCCTTCTTGTCCTTCTTGGACTCACCCATGTCGGTGAGCTTGGCCAGCGCGTAACCCTCGACCGTGCGGATCTTCTGGCCGTTGATGCTGCGCTCGCGCACCAGCAGCACCTGCCGGTCCACGTTGTCGGCGTTCAGTGGCTTGCACCAGACCGCGTCGGCCAGGCCCGGGTCTTCGACCAGCACGGCGCCGGTGATCGGGTCGTTCAGCGGCAGGTTGTTGCGCAGCCGGCGCATCAGCGGCTTGGCCGTCTCCACGCCGGTGAAGCTGAACGGCATCTCTTCGGAGACGGTGTCCACGTCGAAGGGGTGGTTCGACTGCAGGATCATGAACTTGTCCGCGTCGATCTTCGGCTTCTGCGAGGGGCCGTCGCCGTCTTTGAACGCGCCGGTGAAGTGGAAGCCCTCGTTTGCGTCGGTGTTGGTCACCCAGAAGCCGTTGACGCGCTTGAACGCGAACAGATCCTGGCGCCACTTGCCGTCTTGGGCGAACGGCGACCAGCGCACGCTGCCGTCGGAGTTGTGCGGGGAGATGTCGGTGGCGGCTCCGCGGGCGTCACGGATCAGCGCCGCGACCAGCTTGCCGCGCTCGAGGAACCGGTTGTCCGTGTCGCCGAGTCCGGCTGCATCCCACGTCGTGCCCGTACTGGGTTGTGTCATGGTGGGTTTCCTTTCGGAATCGTGGTGAACCGGAAGGGATCCGGCGCGAACAAATAGCCCCGGCGTGGGCCGACGGGACTTGGGCTGCTACTTGGGTTGCGCGGCTAGGGAACCGGCGCGAAAGACAGGCCGACGCGATAGACGGCCTTCACTCGGGAAATGCTGTCGTCCTGGTAATTCCGCCAGGCCGGCTTCTCGATCGTGTCGAGGAAGTCTGGGTTGACGATGCGGCCATCGGGCAGCACCACGTCGGTGGATGGGTGTTTCGCGAGGTACTGCATGCGCCGGTGGGTGATGTCGCCCTCGCGCAGCGCCATAGTGTCGGCATCTACGCCATCGGTCGCCGCCGCGAAGGTGTGCACGGAAAACGTTGCGACCGAGAGGCCCTCGTCGATGTCGTCGGCCTCGTTGATCACATTGACCAAGCGGAATGGCAGTGGGCCGCCCTCGGGCCGGGTGATGTCGACCGGGCCCAGCTCACGCAGCCACGCCAGCACGAACACCGCGACGTTCGGCGATGCCTCGTCAAGTATCTCGGCGGTCACTTCTCACCGCGGTTGAGCGTGCCGCCGAAGTGCGCCGCCGTCTTCTGTCCGGGCGCGAACTCCGGCGTCGGGGTGTCCCCACCAGTGCCGTCCTCGATGAAGTGCGACGTGAAATGCGTTGCGCCCACCTGACCCTTGCCGCCGCGGGCCTTCTTGGTCACCCGCACGCCGGACGCGTAGGCCCCGGTGTCCACGGGCGCCTGCTGCCGCCAGTAGGGGACGATCTCGTCCTCCATGACGCGATTCAGCTCGCCGTCCACCTCGGCCGACGCGGCGATCTGCGCTTCAATCTCGGCGTCGGAAATGCCGAACTTCTCAAAGCCCAACGCCATCAACCGGTTTGCCTCTCACACATGACGAAAATGTGGTCTTCGATGCCGTCGAGGTCCACCTCGATCGCCGCATCACCGCGGATCTGCCAGTCGCGGCCCTGGTAGCGCACCCGCATATCCGACGCCGGCGGATTAACCCGCACGGCGTCGCCGTTGACGTCGAAGCCGGGCACCTGGCCGTCGACCACCGGTAGGAACGCCCAGCGGACGTCGCTGGTGTTCGTGGTGACGCCCACCTGCTCGTAAGCCTCTGGCGTCACGGTGATTTGCAGCTCGAAGACGCAGCCCTCCACGCGCACAACGGACTCGGCGGTTTCGACCTTGAGCAGCTCGTCACGTACCGGCTGGCCGTTGCCGTCGAGCACGGGCGCATCGGTGATCAGGTACAAGGTGTCGACGCCAGGGAAGTTGGCCATCAGTAATCGCACCGCTTGAATGAGTAGCGCGGCCGGGCCGTGGCCGAGATACCCAACATGCGCCGATGCCGGTCGGTGATGAACTGCTCGACGTCGCCGGTGTTGAACGTGCCGGCCATGGTTCGCCGGCCGACTGTTTCGCTGAATTCCGAGAGCCCGGCATACTTTCCGTACACCAGCGCGTCGCGGACGACCTCGAAACAAACGATCTTGGCCGCCTGGCTATCGGCCGCGATGTCGGGTTTCTTGTCGCGAATCCAGTCAGACACCACCTGAAGCAACGGCGTCGCCACCGCGGTCTCGGCCGCCCGAAGAGGCCGGAACATGGCGGCGAACGCCGTTGCGTCCAGGAAGGGTGCTGTCATCGGATCACTTGGCGTCGATCAGTGCCCAGAGGTCATCCTTGTGCATGGCGCTGAGTTCCTCTGCGCTGTAGTCGCTTTGGTTCTCACTGAGCCATTTGACCAGGGCGGCCTTGACCGATGCGCGCACCGGCTTGCCGTCCTCGCCCACCTGCACCTCGACGTCGTCGGCGTCGGCGGCTGCGGCCGGCGCAGATTCGCCGCCGACCTTCTCCACCAGCCCCTCGTCCAGGAAGTGCTTCTCCTGCTCAGGGGACAGCCAGTCGATGATCCCGCCCTCATAGACGTGGCGGATGAGGCCCTGCTGATTCTTGGCCAGCACGCAGGCCGCGACGACCTTGTAGCTCATGCCGCCACTCCGGTGATCTTCCAGGCCGCCTTCGGCTCCAAGACGACTGGCACAGTGACCCGGCGGGCGCGGATGCGCCAGCGGTCGTTGTCACCGTCACGGATCGTCTTGACCTGCGTGCGGCCGTCGGCGCTGACGTAGCCGTCGGAAGGCAGCATCCAGTCGACGAACGTGCCGAACACCTTGGAGTCCAGCAGCAGCGCCACGCCGGAGATCGGCGCCACCGGGCTGGTGACCCAGTTGACGCCACCGATGCGCTTGATGAACGGGCTGTCGAAGCCCGCCTGCACCGGCGAGTTCGGCAGGCCCGGCAGCTCACGCGCGAGCAGCAGTTGCAGCTTCTCGTCGCTCGTCACCGCGGCGAACACGTCGAGGTCGACGAACACGGTGTCGGGCAGGTAGCCCTGCTTGAGCTTGAGGATGGACGCCTGCGCCTTCATGATGTCGCGCAAGATGTTCGGCGTGCCGGTCGTCCAGGACGCCGACGCCGCGGTGTTCTGGGTGACGGCCGACGCGATGGCCGCCAGGGCCACCGAGTCGATCTTCTGTACCGACGAGTTGACCAGCTTGCGCAGCGACCGCGTGAGCGAGTCATAGCGGTCGCTGGCGATCTTCTCGTCGGTCAGCTCGGCGTCCTGCCCCCACTTGACCGTGTTGGCCAACTGGGCCGGCCCGGTGCTGATGCCCGTCAAGGGGTACTCCTGACCGGGGGCGACAGCGCGGGGTGAGCGGTCGGCGAAGATCGACTCGTCCTGCTCGTAGCCGACCGAGCCGTTTTCGGTGTACGCCTGGCCGGTCAGCAGCCGGTCAGAGACGAACTGCTCGGTTTCGAGGGTGCGCAGTGCGCGGGCGATCCACAACGGGTCTTTGAGGAACCGGTTGATGGACAGGACATCGCCCGACAAGGTGGGCGCGGCGTGGGGGTAGGTGGTTCCCATTCTCGTTGTCTCTCTTTCTTTTTCAGCCGCCGCGTCAGCGGAACAGCTTCACCTTGACGAGGCTGTTGGCGGCATCGGCGAGAGCAATGCCGATGATGGTGGAGTACGTGGTGCCCGAAAAGGCGGCCACCGCACCGCTGGCGGCCGTGGTGACCAGGTCGCCGTCATTGATCGTGCCGCTTGCGGTGAGTTCGTGAACACCGCCGCTGATGACGCCGACCTGCGCGCCGCTGGCGGCGTCGAAGGCCGAGATGCCGACGAACTTGGCATCCACGCCCCCGGCGTGGGTCACCGTCTCCTGGTCGGACACGATGAGCGTCTTGCCGCCGGTGATGCCCGCTCCGGCGGTGAGGGTGATCTCCCGGCCGGGCTTGAAGATGGGTGTGTGGTCAGCCATGTCGGTCAGACTCCTTCGGTGTAGTTGCGGCCGGTGACGCGCGCGAACACGCTCGCCTGTCCGGCGTCGATGGTCGACGCCTCGTTATCGACGCCATGGCCGACCTCGGACACCGCGAGGGCGGTGTTCTCCGGCATGGTGGCCAGCAGCGCCGTGATGCCCTCGCGGTTGCTCTCGAGGTTCTTGCGCCACTCGTCCTTGTTGGCCGGCAGGATCTTGCCCTTGGCGATCGCGTCGCGGATCGTCGCGTCGTCCTGTTCGCGGATCTGCTGGGCGCGGGCTGCGGCGCCGTCGCGGGCCTGGGCCCGCAACTGCTCAGCCACGGCCGAATCCATCACGGTCAGGCCGAGCTTCGCGGCCACGGCGGCCACCTGCTCGGGCGTGGCCTCCGCGGCCTCGGTGGTGCCGCCATCGCCGCCGCTGGTGTCATCCGACGCCAGGGCGGCCTCGATCGCGGCCTCGATCGCGGCCTCATCGGCGTCGGCGTCGAGGCCGAG